CAAGTATCCGATCTGTTTTAGTTAAAAGTTTTGAAGAAGAAGAGATTGGAAATTCTGTTTCTAATAGAATTATATTTAATGAATTAAAAACATTAACCAATTTAATAGAATCTATTTATAGAGAAAGAATTAGTGACTATTATGTATCTGCTTCTAATTACTTTCAATTCTTATATTATGATGTAGGTATGCAGGGACATTACTCTTTTCATACCGATTATTCAAAAATAAGTCCTAGAGCGTTAACAATTATCATAGGTTTAAATTCAAAAAATGAATATGAAGGTGGTAAACTACATGTTCATAATGACCCAGAAGGCAAAACCTTAGATAAAGGAGATGTCATTTGTTTTCCTTCTAATTTTATGTTTCCTCATAAAGTTGAAAAAGTCACACAAGGCGAAAGAAAGGTTTTAGTAATATGGACCCAGTAAGCTATTTCAAAGAAAACAAATATGTACATATCCCACAATTAGTTTCTAAAGAAATAACCACTTTTATTTATAATTATTTAATTTTAAAAAGTTGTACGAACAGAGACTTTAGCGAAGCAGAAATAAGTAAACCTAAAACATATTTAAGGTATTGTTATGGTGACCTTTGTTCAGAAACATTATTAGGTTTTTTAGTAGATCCAGTATCTAATATTGTTCAAAAAAAATTATGTCCAGCATACTCCTATACTCGAATGTATGTTCATGGAGAAATACTAACTCCCCACAGAGATAGACCTTCTTGTCAATATTCTGTAACTATTAATTTTGGCGGAGACCCTTGGCCAATATATTTTGGTAAGTTAAACAAAGAAAGATTAGAGAATGGATATTCTCTATTAAATGAAATTACAATGCAACCAGGAGATGGGGTTGTTTACATGGGAGAAGAGTTAGTTCATTGGAGAAACAAATTTGAAGGAGATCACTGTGCTCAATCTTTTTTACACTTTATAGATACAGAAGGACCTTATTTTCCTGAACATCAGTATGATGGAAGAAAAAATATTGGTTATTTAAAAGGTGTTTGAACAAACAATTTATAAAGAAACTTTATATTTAGACGAATATAAAGGGGACACAGGAGTAATTGATAAACATATCAAGCATATACTAGAGTTTGATAAAGGAAGAAAAGCAAGCAATCAAGGTGGTTATCAAAGTCACGATATTACTTTTGGATTTAATGAATTATTAGAACATATACTTAACTGTTTTAAAGAGATTGATGTACCAGTTTATTTAGGTAATTTCTGGTTAAATATTAATAGAGAAAATGATTACAATGAGAACCATATACATGGGTCGGATATGTTTTCAGTTGTTTATTTTCATAAAGTTTGTTGTGAAAAACCTGCTTTAAAATTTGAACATTTGATACCAACTTTAGTTCATGTGGACTATAAGCTTGTTCCTAAAAATCAAATGTTAGTATTTTTTTCAGGTGTTCAGCCTCATTCTGTAAAACCATGTCCTGTTGTAGGACATGAGAGAATATCAATAGCTTTTAATTTTAGAATAATAAGGAAAGGATTTTAATGATTAAACCAGAAGAACTAAAAGATAAGAATTATAAAATATTCTTAGGAATGCCAATGTATGGTGGGATGTTGACAGAGAACACTATGCATGGACTATTGAACCTACAACAATGGTCCATGGCTCGTGGAGTGGGCATGAGAGTACAATCCATGGGTAACGAAAGTCTTATCACAAGAGCAAGAAATACTGTTGTTTCTATGATGATGGATGCCACCGACTATGTAGCTACTCACTTATTATTTATTGATTCTGATATTGGATTTAATTCTCAAAATGTAGAGAGGATGCTTTGTTTTGATAAAGATGTGGTATGTGGTATTTATCCAAGAAAACATATTCACTTTGAAAAAATACCTGAAATATTAAAGAATAATCCTAATGCTTCCCCTGACGAATTAGAGGTAAAGTCGCTAGGCTACAATTTAAATTTTGATGACCCAATGAATGTCAAAATGGAAAGTGGTTTTTGTAAAGTGAATGAAGCTGCTACAGGAATGATGTTAGTTAAAAGAGAAGTCTTTAGAACAATGTTTAAAAAGTTCCCTGAACGCAAATATCAATCCGATCAGATTATTAATGGTCAATCTTTTAGTTCTGATAATTGCTATGATTTATTCTGTGCTGGTGTCTATGAAACAAGACCAGGTTTAAAAAGGTACTTATCGGAAGATTATTATTTCTCAAGACTATGGCAAGAATGTGGTGGAGATATATGGGCAGATGTTTCTATGCCTTTAACACACTTTGGAAATAGAGCCTTTAAAGGTCATGTTGGCTCTTTATTTGCTAAAAAAGAAGATGCTTCTTAGCATTGATAATCTATTAGATAATACTGTCTGTGACAATCTCATACAGATTTTAAATAATAATAAAGAAATAACTACTAATCACCTAGGTAGTATTAAAGTTCATTGTATGGAACTAAACAATGAACATAAACTTTATAGTTATAAAGTAAGTAGATTTATACATAGTGTTATGACTAAACATATAAATGAAGTGGTTTACCCTGATAATATTGAAATTGTATTAAAACAGCCTTCTGTTGAGTTTAGTTTACATACAGATAGAAGTGATAGAGATTTTGTATCTATAACCTATTTAAATAGTTTAAATAGTGGACATACTTATATAGAAGGGTTTGGAGATATTAAACCTGAAAAAGGAAGAACTATTTTTTTTAAAGGAAATGAAATGTTGCACGGTAATAGAAGTCCTGAAGAAGATAGGTATACTTTCATTGCTTGGTACACCAAAGACATCAATAAGATAAATATCTCTTTAAAATAATGGACTGTATTATTTTTAAAAAACTACATGATTTTAGAATGGATTTTAATTCATTAGTTGCTCTCGTAGATATGTCTCCTGAAATAGTATTTATAGATAATCTACGTTTAAAAATAGATGATATTAATACTCAAATTATAGATAAAGTTAGAAAAGAATTATGTGAAAAAACAGGTTATAAATTGTTTGATTGTGATATCTATTCTTCTTTATCCCCCTATAGAGGAGGAACTCCCTATCATATAGATCAGGAAAGCGTTCTAATATTAAATGTTTTTGGTAAGATTTGTTACAACATGTATAAGGAAAACATACAAAGCTTCTTGTTAGAAGAAGGGGATGCTATTTATATACCTTCAGGATTACCTCATTCTGGAGTACCATTGACCCCTAGAATAAGCTTTAGTTTTGGAGCAGAAACATAGATATTGTTTAAATTATTAATCTAATTTATATTACCACCATGCCACTTACTAATTTTAGACCAGCACCAGGCATCAATAAAGAAGTAACCGATTATACAGGCGAAGGAAAATGGGTAGACTCGGATAATGTACGCTTCTTTCAAGGATTGCCACAGAAAATCAAAGGATGGGAGAAGTTCATCTCCACGACTATTGTTGGTGTAGTTAGAGATCAACACGCTTGGGTATCTTTAGATGGCACACGCTATGATGCATTAGGAACAGATCGAAAGCTTTATGTTTATTCAGAAGGTTTAGTCACTGACATAACTCCTATTAGACAAACTAATACTGGAGCAACTTCTGTATTCACTACCACTAATGGTTCTTCTAATGTGACAGTAAGTATTACTGCTCATGGTGCTCAACTAGGGGATTTTGTAACTCTTTCTAGTACAGGTAGTTTAGATACAGCAAATACAAGTTTTACCGCTAGCACTTTTGATAAAGAGTTTGAAGTATTAGGTATAGCAAACGCTAATGCTTTTTATATTGATGTAGGCAGTAATGAAGCCAATGCGGGTATTACTGCTAACGGTGTAACAACAGCAGCTTTTCAAATTGGAATTGGTCCTGAGTTTTCTGTTCCTGCTTATGGTTTTGGTACAGATACATGGGGGTCTGGTGGTTGGGGCAGTCCTTCAACTGTTTCTAATGTTACACTAGAAGCTCGTCAGTGGTCACTGGACAATTATGGAGAGGACTTGATTGCAACAGTTTTAAACGGCGGTACTTATATTTGGGACACTTCTTCTGGTGTAGGAACAAGGGCAACTGCTGTAGCAAATGCTCCTACTACTTCCAGATTAAGTTTAGTTTCTACTCCTGATAGACATTTAATTTTATTAGGTACGGAAACAACGATTGGTACTCCTTCTACACAAGATGATTTATTCTTACGATTTTCCGATCAAGAGAACATT